CCCCGGTCCCACCTTACCGATCTCGGTTAGAGTATCGGCGTCCACCAGCTCTTTAGCTCTTCTTCTTCGAAGAGCCAAGGTGCCCAAGTGGTCTGTCTAAACCAAGAAGGCGATCCCGTCTTAACTTTGCGGGACTTTGTTTGCCTTTTCGGTCTTACCGAAACGCCTTCATAAGGCCAATCAGAGGAGTGTTCATCGACAATCAACCACGTTTCCGCAGCTGACTGTTCCTTCACATTCATGATTGAACCATCAGCGTTCCGCCTGGAGGCATGCCAAAATAGTAATCTGGCATGTTCCTCAACATGTATATCCTTCGACTTCCAAGAAATGAGCCAACGTGGCTCGTGACCAGTAACCAAGGCTGTAGAAGCCTCAATATCCTGGCCACCCCAGAAGTCTTCCGGGACATGTTTCGCCCAGCGTTTGTGAAATGCTAGGACTTCAGGTGAGGCGATAAAGCCCCACCCTCGTCCGTCCCATTCCGCTAGCTGGTTCAGAGTGCGTATCAATGCACTAACTGAAGCGACCGGCCTCCTCAAGAAGAAAGGAGAGACATCGACTCCGTCATAGTAATGACATCCGCAACTTTCGCGGAAACGGCCTTTCCAGAACGTCTTGGTGGGATTCATTTTGAACCCCAAGAATCCAAAGACGTCGCGGAGGACCTTAACACCTGAAGAAGGTGCTATAATGTCATCACCGTACACGGATATTTTACCTGGAAAGCCTCCGAGATACATAACCCCACGCGTGATAGCGTAGAATAACATACTCTCGAGCTCAAAGGTAAAACCATTCCCCATCGAGGAAAACATTTCTAACTCGTGAAATGCCCCATCAATTAGGGTTTCCTTGACCCGAAGGTCCTCCAGAAGGCTCCACCACTCAAAAGGTAGCAGCTCAATTACGAGCTGCCGAGTGATGGAATCTGAAGCAGAACTAAGGTCAATGGTAGCCAAGTCGCGTTTAACTGCGACCTGAGCGAGCCGTTGATTCTTGGTTTGATCGTTAAGATCTACGCCAAAGGTCCTTAGCCTTTTACGGATGTGGTTACCCACAGCCCGTTGAAGGAACATATTGATTTCAGGCTCTTTACAAGCCACGCGATCAATATCGGTCGACTTATCGACAGTAAATAGGCACGATTGGGCCTGTTCGATCAAAGTCTGATCCTCCAGCAACGTATATTCTGTTGCTGCAAACCAGTGTGATGATGCGCTCAAGCTTACGTGCGCTTCGCCAGTGAGTTTGTCCATAGCCCCTTTGGGGGACTTACGGACACGTGTACTAGCCCCGTTGGTATGCATCCCGGTGTAAAGAACCGCCGGATAATGCAGGGGACCTAGAATGTCTTCTATCAAGATTCGTGCCTTCTCGCGGAGTTTATCCCACGTGAACAAACGAAAATCGGCTTCTCCGACCTGGAGTCGCTGATTTGTAGAAGCATTCCGTGACTCGGTAGCGAGCCATTTTTCAATGGCCGCCCTACGTCGCACTTCGGGTGGTGTCGTCTTCGGATCCATGTACTTAGATTCGTACATGTCCCTTAGATAACGTCCCTTGAAGCCCTCCGTCTTCGCCAAACTAATGGTTAAACGGTTCAGGTCTTCTCGGAAACCTTCCGAAATATGCCCTGGCAAGTAATCGTCAAAAGGCGCATAAATGGCTTGAGAGCCACCCAGCGTCCTCTTGTTCTTATGACGATTCGTTTCATGACGCATTTGTTCTTCTCCATATTCAGGTTAGAAGTAATGGTGCTCACTGATACTTCATCATCTCATCGACGATCATCCGAATCAACGGATCATCAGACGCGAGGTCAAGCCTACCGACCATAATGGTCAGTATTCCGGCTACGATGAAGGCAACCAGGTAGAGAGAGCCGCGGGTTGCGGCTCCTCCTAAGAGCGTCCGGACTATCCGGACAATAGAGCTCAGCAATGCTTACCCTGTTACGGGGTTGTTGTTGACCAGAAGGTCATCACACATTGCTGCGCCGTCTGCGAGACAGCCAGCTGCAAATGCAACTGCGTTATCGCGCTCTTGAGCTGTCGATGAAACGTCACTGGTCATGAGGACTTCAACGTAGATAGTCCTTTCCAACCGTGGCCGATCAACGGCATTAATGGTCTCAACCGAGATGATTGGGACCGCGACAAGGATACGCGAGCGCTTCTTAGCGCCCGTGGTCCGAGTAGACAAGGAGATATATTTGTCCCCAAGTGGCGACACACTATCCGCTTCCCGCAAGATCGCAACGCCATTCTTTCTATCGAATGGCACGAAATTGTGAGCGACGGGTGTGGATTCACGATCATTGATCGTGAGAGTAGTGAGGCTTGCCATTATCGCAATACCTTAATTAGTGCTAAAGTAGTAAGCACGTGTGAGGTTGAAAACCCGTTCTTCAAGTACAGACCGGGCGATGGAAACACTCCTATAGGATTTCTTTTCATACAGAAGTGTTTAACGTCGAGCCTCTCAGGTGTACCGCTCAAAGTCAAGTTAGGTCCAGCACATTGCCGGGCATAACGTAGCTTTATATCGCATTTCGCGATGGCGGTCTCATACCCCGTGACCAACTTAAGGCCAATGGGTGCAGTGAGTGCTTCAAGGAACGCCCCAACCGGGACGAACCAATCAACAACAAAAGAGAAAGGAACTGCCTCCCAAGCAACATGCAAGGGATTTAGCAAGCCAAGGCCGTTAAGCCTTGCAAGCCAAGCATCTTCAACAGTATAGAAGAGCTTGGTTTCCATTCCAATGTAAACCTTACCGGTCATTTTGTGCCAGTAAAATTGTCCATTCAAGGGATCGCGCAGTTCGCGCTTTACCCTTGCTCGGGCTTCGACTAAAGGAGGATACTCAGTCCACCCGTTGATGAGTAGGTTTAGTGCTCCAAAGATATCTTGAAGGAGCGGAACCCACCCATACTTCCAGGCTAGCCATAGTTCGGCGATTGACATAGAGGCATATTCTGGCCTCCATACAACGTTCAAACGTTTAGCTGCGGCTTTGTACCGACGACCGCGAATGAGATCGCGTACAGTGTTGATCTGATCGCTACTGTAACGGATGAATTGTAGTGTTTCGCGCATCTCTGCGAGAGCAACTGCAATATTAAAGTTACCGTCAACTAACTTACCAAGAATCTTCGTCCCCATCTCGCTTCTAAGCGAGGTGTCGATTGCAGGTTCCGGTTTGATGTTGACATTGGTACATCCGTAGTAAGATATCGACCTACCACCAATATCACTTGCCGCAGATGTTCCCCAAGCGTGGCGAACATCAGGAGCATACCACTCATAATAATAGGTATGATTCGTGCAAGTGCCGTGAAATGTGGAATACGGGGACGGAAAACGAAATCCATCCCCCCGCATATACGGAGTAATCGGGTCGTCTCTGAACGTTCGCTTCTCATAGTTCACACCATGATAGGTAAACGGATAGAGCTTCGACTTGCGCTTCCAATAGTTAGTTGTTGCGCTTGTCTGGTCAATGATATCTCTCATTTTGGTCTCCTTCTGACCATGTTAAGGTCAAGGTAGCTGGTTGATTATGCCAGCAGGGAAGCCGAAATCTACGACTCTGTGGATCTTTCCTAGGAAAGATGCCACACACGACGAACTACTGTCGTGCCTACACTTCATCCAGAAGCGATGCCCCTAAGTCACAATCCCTCTCGAAGACGAGAGAGAAGTGATCCCGTTTTCTCCATATCACCGGAGTAACGGGTCAGAGCATCAAGGACTTCAAGCAGATGAGGTTCTTCTGTATACCCACCCCTTATTTCAAGGTGGATAGTAAGTTGAACCTGCCATAGCCGGGACGTGAAATACTCCACGTTTGCCGGTTTTGACATCGATACGGAATGTAGTTTACGCATTCTAACGATCCTCTGTTTGAGAAGTGTAGTGACCC